TTTAATCTCAACGGGTTTAACTTCAACCAATCCGTCGTCGATGCCAGTGGAAGAACAGTCCCCACTTGGGCAGACGTTCTTAACCGTGCTGACTTAGGTATGGAGGTAATGCATGAACGCAACGCACACAACTTCCCGCTAGATTTAGCGGCTACTAAGGAGCTTCAAAATGCCTAAAGGTAAAGGTACTTATGGTACCAAGAAGGGAAGACCTTCTAAAAAATAGAACCACGTCCGTTCATCCATTTTTCATGGACGCATGAAACCTAAGCATGGAACGGGGCTTAGGTACTAGAGGTATTATTATGTCTTCAGTAGAACTTCAAGCTCGCATCAAAGAGCAAAAAGATTTCGCTAGAGAAACTAAACTCAAGTATCGTGGTATCACTTACACTAAAACTTTAAACAATTAATTAAATGAAAAAACTTGCACTTGTCCTAGCAACCACTCTTGTTTCTACACCTGCAATGGCTGGTCCATATGTTAACGTAGAATCAAACGCTAACTACACTGGTTCAGATTATACATCAAGAGCTACTGATCTACACATAGGTTATGAAAACAATCTTGGTGATCTTGCATATTATATTCAAGGCGGTAAGACAATTAATGCTGTTGATGGCGTTGATTCTGAGTCTAATTTCTCTGGCAAGCTTGGTGCTTCTGTCTCTGCTACAGATAAACTTGGCCTCTATGGTGAAGTATCTTTCGCACAAGTGGAAGATGCTGATAACACCTACGGTACAAAACTAGGTGCCAAATTTAATTTCTAATGGCTCAACAATCAGCAACTGGATTTGGAGTAGCTCACCCTACTCCTTATGCCCCAATGCCTAAACAAGAAAAGCCTGATACTTTACCAAGTGACAAGCAACCGCCAGGTGTTGACGAGGCAGACGACTTCCCTCAATCCCTAGAAGAAGCTCTTTTAGGTGAGTAAAGTTAACGAGTTATGGATAGTAGTTTTCGGACTGCTATCCCTCATTCTTTATATAGAATGGTCTCATGTGAGACATCATGAAAAGGCAGCTCCTTATTGTGCTACCTTGCGAGTGCCGATGGAAGAAAGTAGGTTTCCAACCTAACTTAACAGGGGTTCGATTCCCCTCACTCGCTTTGGCTTTTGGCCCTGTACGCAGGATACCCTCTAGCCGTCTAGACGGTGGGATAGACCACAACAAATGATCAAACAATTTTCGTACGGAAGAAAGTAAACAAATACAATTTTTAATTAATCATGGCACAACAAGCCACAACTGCCACAGCTAATGGTCCTATTTATGGAGGTGCCAATAACGGTGCCTTAACTAATGCGGGTACTGAAGCTGAAAGGCGAGCCCTTTACCTCAAGCTCTTTTCGGGCGAGATGTTTAAAGGTTTCCAACACAATACAATCGCTAGGGATCTAGTCACTAGACGTACACTTAAGAACGGTAAATCATTACAGTTCATCTACACAGGTCGTACCAAAAGTGAATTCCATATCCCAGGCCAAAGCATACTCGGTAACGATGAGAAGTCACCTCCAGTAGCAGAAAAAACTATCACAGTTGATGACCTATTAATTAGTTCAGCTTTTGTGTATGAGCTAGATGAGACACTTGCTCATTATGACTTGAGGGGAGAGATTTCTCGTAAGATTGGTTATGCTCTAGCTGAGAACTATGATAGAAGAATCTTCAGAGCTATATCTAAAGCTGCTAGACAACCTTCTCCAGTCACAATGTCTGGATTCGTTGAGCCAGGTGGTTCTGTAGTTAAAGTTGGTACTGATTCAAGTACAACAGCTGCAGATGCTTATAACGCTAGTAAGTTAGTAGATGCATTTTTCGATGCTGCTGCAATCCTTGATGAAAAAGGTATTTCAGGTGATGGAAGAGTAGCTGTTCTTAACCCAAGACAGTACTATGCACTGATCCAAGATATATCTTCTAATGGTTTAATCAACCGTGACGTACAAGGTACAGCACTACAGTCTGGTAATGGTATCATAGAAATCGCTGGTATTAAGATTTACAAATCAATGAACATTCCGTTCTTTGGTAAGTTTGGTACTAGTACTGCTATGAACCCAAGAGCTTCTAACGATAACAATGGTTCTTTCGTTGGTGAAGCAATGGGTGACTGGGATCAGGCTGCTAACAGTGGTACACCTGCAGGTGGTCAGAAGACTACAAACAACTATGGTACAGCTTCTAAATTCGATCATTCATGTGGTCTTATTTTCCAAAAGGAAGCTGCTGGTGTTGTAGAAGCCATCGGACCTTCTGTCCAAGTTACATCTGGTGACGTTTCAGTGGTTTACCAAGGAGACGTAATTCTAGGTAGGTTGGCAATGGGAGCTGATTTCTTGAATCCAGCTGCCGCTGTTGAACTTGTAGCTGGTGTAGACGTATCTTCCAACTGGAACGATACTGCTGTTTCAAACGCAAGTTTCACTTAACTTATATTTTTATACACACATGGGGAGTCTTTATGGCTCCCTTTTTTTTTCTCAAAAATTTTTCATGGCTACCACAACAACTGAACTCGATACCGAATTATCCGCAGTCAACTCTATACTGGGAGCCATCGGTCAATCTCCTATCACCCAATTAAAAGATACAACAACAGGTTCATTAATAAGTACTAACCCAGAGATATCATTTATTTACAATATCCTTACTGAAGTAAATAAAGATGTACAGAATGAAGGTTGGCATTTCAATACTGAAGAACATGTCAAGGTCAGTCCTGATCCAACTACTAAGTATATTGAATTACCAGCTAACACTCTTAGATATGATATACATGAAGGTTTAGTTTCTAAAGTAACAGATGTTGTAACTAGGTATGGTAGGTTATATGACCTAGTAAATCATACTGATGAATTTGATGCTGACATATATGTAGATATAGTAAGTCTATATGATTTCACTGATATACCTAATTGTTTTCAAAGATATATTACTTACAGAGCTGCTGTAAGAGCTGCTACACAACTTGTATCAAACCCTGAATTAGTAAAATTATTGCAACTTGATGAAGCTAAATCTAGAGCTTCATGTATTGAATACGATTGTGATAAAGGAGACCATTCCTTTTTTGGTGTTCCTCATGGATCTGGATATAGATCTTACACACCTTTCTCTGTACTTAGTAGATAATGGCAAGCGTAACACAAACAATACCTTCTTATACAGGTGGTTTATCTCAACAACCTGATGAGTTAAAAGTACCAGGCCAGGTAAAAACAGCAAAGAATGTTTTACCTGATGTAACAGAAGGTTTAATGAAAAGACCTGGTAGCCAATTGGTTGGTTCTCTAATGGATGAGAGTGATGCTAATAAAGCTTTAAACTCTGATCATGTAGGTAAATGGTTCCATTATTATAGAGATGAAACCGAACAATACATAGGTCAAATCGCTAGAGATGGTGATGTAAATATGTGGAGATGCAGTGATGGTGCTGCAATGACAGTTAACATGGGTTCACCTAGTCCTCAATCATATTTAGTACATACTTCTGATGAAGATGTACAGACTTTAACTTTAAATGATTTCACCTACGTTACTAACAGAACAAAAACTGTTACGATGGCTGCTACTACAGAGCCAGTACGACCTCCTGAAGCTTACATCCAATTAAAAAAAGTAGCTTATGCTAGTCAATATTCTCTTAATTTATTTGATAGTACATCTACAACTGACGTAACTACAGCTACTAGAATCTCAGCTGAACCAATCAATATTGGTTATGATTCACTGTTACCTAATGTAGGTACTAAAATATTTAGTATTACAGGTAAACCCGAAGTACAAATATTCGATTTAAGACGAACTTCTGATGGAGGCAGTCATGACGATATATATGATGAAATCGATGGTTGGTATAAAATAGATGACGGTACAACATCTATTACTGTTGGTAACCTTAATTTAGAGGGTAATAAAAATTTAGAAACTGTTGAAAGAGTAGCGGAATCTTTTAGAAATGATTCTAATTATGATAAGTTAAAATTTACAATTGGTACAATATCTGAGAAAAATGGTATTAATGACGATATTATTTATGGAGAATATTTCAGATGTGCTTATAAAACAGGCGGTCAAGCTAACACTCCCCTAGCTACTTTAGATCGTAAGACTTCTTATGCAGCACTACCATCTACCACATGGACTGCTAATCTGGTCACTAACAACGGAGGTGCAGCTGGAATTGATGGTGGTACTAATAATAGAGAAGATCTATATTTTCGTTTAACTGTTACTGGTCAAGCTGTACCACATCAAAGAGATGACTCACCACTATACTTTGGACGTTACCAAACTGTTGTAGATTTACTACATGGTGGTCAAGGTTGGACAGAAGGTGAATCATTTGAAGTTGGATTTAAAGGTTGTAGTTATACAATAACAATAGATAAAACTAGTACATCTAAAGTACAAGCTAACTTAGGATTAATAAGACCTACACCAACTTCATTTGACGCTAAAACAGTTGTAACAGCTGAAAGTATTATAGGTGCTCTTAGAACAAGAATCTTAGGTAACAGTAATGGTGGTACTAATACCCTTTATCAATGGAAAGATGATGAAGGTAATGGTTATCATTGTAAACAAATAGGCAGTGGTCTTTATATTAGCCGTCCTACAAGTGAAGGTTCATTTAACGCAAACACTCCAGTTGATGAATTATTAAATGTAGTTACTGATTCCATAAAAGATATAGCTGATTTACCTAATCAATGTAAACATGGTTATGTAGTTAAAGTAGCTAATAGTGATTCTGAAGAAGATGATTATTATGTTAAATTCTTTGGTCATAATGATAGAGATGGTGAAGGTGTATGGGAAGAATGTGCAAAGCCTGGTACAAGTATTGAGTATGATAACTCTACTTTACCTATACAAATTAAAAGAGAAGCTAATGGTACCTTTACTGTATCCCGTATTACATGGGATCAAGCTCAAGTTGGTGATACAGCTGTTGATGGTACAAACCCTAGAGCTAGTTTTGTAGGTAACACAATTAACAAGATGCTATTCTTTAGGAATAGACTTGCTTTGTTAAGTGATGAAAATGTAGTCATGTCAAGACCTGGGGATTTCTTTAATTTCTGGGGTAAATCTGCGATACAACTTGCAACTTCTGATCCAATTGATATATCTTGTAGTTCTGAGTTTCCTGCTATTGTCTATGATGGTATCCAAGTTAATAGTGGTTTAGTATTATTCACTAAGAATCAACAATTTATGTTGACAACAGATAGTGATGTCTTAAGCCCTTTAACTGCTAAGATAAACTTTATATCTTCTTATAATTTTAACTATAAAACTAATCCTTTCTCATTAGGTACCACTATAGGTTTCCTTGATAACGCAGGTAAGAACTCACGTTTCATGGAAATGGCTAGGGTATTACGAGAAGGTGAGCCTGATGTTATAGAACAAAGTAAGATTGTAAGTAAATTATTAAATAAAGATTTAGACTTAGTTTCTAATTCAAGAGAAAATGGCTTAGCATTTTTCAGTGAAAAAAATGGAACAACTCTATATGGGTTTAAATATTTTAATGCATCTGATAAACGTATACAACAATCTTGGTTTACCTGGGAATTTAAAAATAAGATAGTACATCATGCAGTATTAGATGATGACTTGTATTTAGTAACTGCAAACTCAAGGACTCTTACTAATGAAATTGTAGCTAGAAGTAGTAACAATCTAACCTTAACTAATCATGGATTAGCTGTAGGTGATACAATCGTTTTCAATAATGGTGGTGGTACAGCGTTAACTACTGGTGGTAGTAACGTTGCTGATGATACTACATTTTATGTAAGTACAATTCCTGATTCAAATAGTTTCACTATATCAACCGCTGCTAATACTACAGTCCTTACTTTAGGCGGTGGTAATGCTGCTATGTATATTAATTATACATCTAATAAAAATGTATTACAGAAGATACCTTTAAAACTACATACAGATAGTATAACAGTTACTGATGATAAAGATACTACTGATACAACAGATGATGTTATTTATAAGATTCATCTAGATAATATGACAACAGTAGCTTCATCTTCTTTATCAGCATATGATGCTACAAATAATCGTACTACATTTACAATACCAACAGCATTTAATCTTACTAGTGATTTATCTGCATATGTGGTACCTACATCAACTGACGATACCTTACAAGGTTTATGTCAAGATATAACTATATATAAAGATGGTACTACTACAAAAGTAAGTCTCCCTGGTAATTGGAAAACATATGTTGATGCAGATGGAAATACTCAAACTCCAGCTAACAATATTATACTTGGTCAAAAGTATGATTATGAAGTTAAGCTACCTACCATTTACTATCAAACTCAAGTAGGTGAATCTTATAGATCAGATCGTAGAGGTTCTTTAGTTCTACATAGATTAAAATTAAACTTTGGATATTCTGGTTTATATGAAACTCTTATCGAACGAACAGGTAAAGATGATTATAGTGAGATATGGGAACCAAGTTTAGCTGATAATTATCTAGCTAACCAAGTAGTATTTGAAGAGGAGATAACAAGAACCGTACCTATATATGATAGAAACAGTAATACATCTATAACAATTAAATCTTCACACCCTTCACCTGCAACCCTGTATTCAATGACATGGGAAGGTGACTATTCAAAAAGATTCTACACAAGTGTCTAACTATATCCATCCTATCACATTGGAGGCTGCCATGGAGGTGGCCTCTAATTTACGCCCAGAAGACCGTAGAGAGGTCGAAGAAGGTCATGGTGTAAATGCTACAGAAGCATTATTAGAAGCGGTTCAGAAGCCCTCCTGTGTCTATTTCACGGTGCCTAACGGCAAGACTGCTGGAATGGCTGGGGTAGACCCTGGAGGTCAAATCTGGATGCTATGTACACCTGCTATCCTTGAATATCCTGTAACCTTTGCTAGAGAATCAAAGCGTTATGTGGAGAGACAACCTGATAAGTTGCTGTGGAACGTTGTTGATAAACG